TTCCATGTTTGCCAACATGTTTCACTCCGGCGGGGTGGTGGGCGGCCCGGGAAGCGGCAGCAGGGCGGTCTCTCCGCTCTACTTTGCCGGGGCCGGGCGCTACCACGGCGGAGGAGTTGCCGGTTTGCGGCCGGACGAAGAGCCGATCATCGCGCTGCGCGGCGAGGAGGTTCTGACCCGGCGGGACCCCCGGCATCGGGAGAATCTGGTAGCTCCGCACGGAAGGGGGGCCGGAGGCGCGGCCGCGGACCGCGTGGGCGTGCGGATCATCAATAGTCTTGATCCGGGCATTGTGCGCAACTATCTGGACAGCTCCGAAGGGGAGCGGGTCATCCTTAACGTGATTCGGCGTAATCCACAGATTTTACGCGGCTAGGAGGCGACATGGCCACGGAACAGGGCACGGCGGAGAATCATCTGGATCTGCTGGATCGGCTCCGTATTTTTTTGATCGCCCAGGGATGGATGGCCGATTATTGGGATGCGGAAGCGGGCGTACTGGTGATGCATGGACCGGGTGCGAACGGAACGGACGAGGTCTACGTGGGGGCGCGCTGCTACGGGGACGAGAACGAGGACGCCTACGGCTGGGAGTTGCAGGGGTTCACCGGTTATGCCGCAGGGCGCGAATTCCTCCAGCCCGGACGTATCGAATCGTCTCCGCCGTTGCTGCCGCTCTGGAATACGGCCCTGCCTTACCGGTTCGTGGCGTCGGGACGGCGGGTGGTCGTGGTGGCTCAGGTCAGCACCGTGTTTACGGCGGCCTATCTCGGGCTGCTCAAGGCCTATGGTTCGCCCGGACAGTATCCGTATCCGCTGGCCGTGGGCGGCACGGGCACGGGCTATGGCTCGCGGCGCTGGTCGGCCACGGGCGTGGACGCCAGGCAATTTGTGGATCCGGGAGCGTATCATGACGATTCGGACCGCAGCGGGCTGCGGGTGCTCTTCGGTTTTTGGGTTGGGCTGCGCAACGTGGCCAGAGAGAACGAGGAACCGCGCCTGGATCGGTATGTCTGGCCCTTTTCCAATCAGTATCGATATTCGAGTTCGCGCAGCGGCGGAATCATCAATTTGGTTCAGGCCTTGGACGGATCCTGCGTGCTTACGCCGCTGATTGTGGGCATTACCACTCCCTCCAGGGAAACCTTTGGCGAGCTGGAAGGTTGTTTTCATGTTTCGGGGCAGGGGCTGGCCGCGGGGGATCTGGTCACCGTGGGAGATACGGCGCATCTGGTGGTGCCGAACCTCAACCGCGCGGGCCGGGCCGACTACTGGGCCCTGGCCCTGGAGTAAGGCATGGGCAAGGCAGTATTTTACCCCACGGGTCCGCTGGAGGTCGTTGCAAATTTGCATCAGTTCCTGGCGGATGAGGGTTGGAGCATCGATCACTACGGTGATTACACCTATAGCACCTACGCCGGAGCTCAGGCTGATGCGGGGTTGCGGCTGCACGCCAGCATGGATGGCCTGCATTTGGAGGTCTACGGGTATGCCGGAGCCTGCCGACCGTTCGGCTTTTCCCACGTGACCAGCATTGCGGACGGGGTGGCGCTTTCGCTCTGCACTGGATTTGACGCGGGAGGGGCCTGGGAGTTGCAGCCCGGAAGCTGCCGGAGCCACTATGGAACGGGAACCGGTGCTCTGATTTCGCACGCTGCGGAGGGCGGCGTATTGCGGCTCTATTCCTGGGCTGGGCGGCCCCACGTGGCGATTGTGTTCGAACGGGGGGCGGGCGCGTTCCAGTGGCTCTGCTGGGGCAGGTTGGACCCCTTTGGCATGTATGCCGGTGGGGAATATTTTTGTGGCAGCCGGAGCAGCCAGGACTACAGCGTGGGACCGTTTGTGGTCGGCTCCCAGGGGAGCTCTTCGTCTTTTGGCAGCAGCTTTGTCCGGCTTGACGCAGAGGAGTTTCCGGATATGGCGGATACCGCGGGGTGGCTCCTGCCCACGCCCAATGGTGCCCGGCGACGCGTGCGTTGGCCGCTGCCCGGTTCGGACGGTGGACAGGTACGCTCTTCATCGGAAAACAAGGACTTATCCTTGATCTATTACACGGGTCTGGGCGGTCGGCCTTCCTCGCTCTTGGGGCTTTGTCCGCTTTTGCCCGTGCCTGCATTCGGCGAGACCGGCCAGGAAACGAACCTCTGGATGCCGCTGGGCACCGTGCCCGATATCCGTTTCGTGGACATGACTTCTCTGACGCCGGGGGCGGAGATGCCCCTGGGAGACGACGTCTGGGTCTGCTGGCCGCTTTTGGCCCGCAGCGACGCGGACGCGCGGGGCTTGGCCCTGCGGGTGGAGGACTGAATGGGCGCGTTCGCCGGGGTGCGTTTGCCGTCCGTGGATTGGCTTGGATACGGGCTGAGCGCAAACCTTACCGGCAGGGCTCCGGGCGTGGCGGGGAATGCGTTGCAACGGGTCGGGCGGTGGACTTTGGGCGGGCGCACCAAGGCTCCGGCCCCGGCTTTGCGGGAACGGGCTTGGGGCGGGGCGCATTCTCCGAGTTATGCGAATGACCTCTACGGGCGGCTGCTGGTGCTGCCCGCCCGAGTGGATGCGGGTTTTCTGGGCTCGGACGCGACCCGGGACGTGGAGGTCTGGAACACGAGGGATCAGGCCGCCACGCTGGCGGACGTGATTCTGGACGGCGGGGACGGCCTGGAGATTTCCGCTCTGCCCGGCGAGGTCTTTGGCCCTCGTCAGTCCCGGCGTTATGAGCTGACGCTTTTTTCCGAACGGGGCAGCTCTATGCTGGACGGGGACGTGGCCCTGGTTTTTACGGACAACACGTTGCTGGTCCTCATGGTCACGGGGCAGCGGCTGGCGGTTTGGCCGTTTGTTCCTTTGCAGCCTTATTTCGAAGCGTTGGAATGGCTTACGGACGTGGTTACGGCGCGTTCCGGCCTGGAAAAACGTACCCGGCTGCGCGGTGGTCCGCGCCTGCGTCTCGAGCTGGACTATAACCTGCGCACGCCATGGGAGCGGGGGCTTTTTGAAGCGCTTTCCTATACGGCGCAGGAACAGGTCTGCGGCGTGCCCTGGTGGCCGGGGCAGCGGCTGGCGGGCGCGTTGCCCGCCGGGACGCAAACGATCCGCTGGTTCCGGGATCCATCCCGCGATCCGGACCGGGAACAGGAATTTACGCCGGGCGGTCTGGCGCTCGTTCTGGAGGACGCCGCCGGTTGGGAGGTGGTGGAGCTGGCCGGGGTGGCCGCCGGGGAGTTGCAACTGGCCCGGCCCTTGGAGCGCCAGTATGCGCGGGGCGTGGTGGCGCCGCTCTTGCGCTGCCGCATGGACGCCGCGTTTACACGCACGGACCTGCCTGCGGCCAGGAGCACGGCGCACGCGGCGTTTGACCTGCTGGAACCGGAGGTGCGGTCCACCGAGGAGGCGGCGCAGACCTGGCAAGGGCTTGAGGTCTACCCGCAACGACTTTGGTGTGATGTCGGGGGGGTGAGCATCCAAGGCGGGCGCGAACTGGAGGACTTGGACGGTGAAACCGGCGGGGTTCATCGGGTCGTGCATTCGGCTGCTGCGGCAGGTGTGGTTCCGCTGCGGCTGCGGGCCGTGACCCGGCGCGAGTCGGCAACATTGCGGGCTTTGCTGCATCGCCTGGCCGGGCGCTTCACACCGTTTTGGCTGCCTTCCGGGCGTGCGGATTTGCAGCTCGTTGCGGACGTTGTTGATGGGGGAACCACGTTGCGCATTGCCGCCTGCGGGTGCGCGCGCATCGTTGCTTCGCCCTCGCGACGCGCCCTGGCCCTGCGCACAGGGGACGGGGAGTTGTTGTACCGGGGGCTGCTTGCGGCCCGGGATGTGGGCGGCGGCGTGGAGGAGCTGGAGCTGGACGAGGCCCTGCCAGCCCTGGGCAGGGAGGTGCTGGTTTCCTGGCTGCGCCGGGTGCGCCTGGATGCTGACCGGGTGGAGCTTTCCTTCACGCGGGCCGGAGCGTGCATCGCAAAAGTACGGGTCCGGGAGGTGACGGCATGAGCGCGGACGTGGAGGTCTACCGCTTTGAACTGAACGGTGAGGTGCGGCGTTTTACGAGCGCGGATGCGGCCCTGGAGTACGCCGGGGAGACTTATGAGCCTTTGGATGGTCTGCATCGTGATGATTTGGAGCAGACCGGGGAGTCCGCACGTTCGTCCCTGGTGGTGGAAATGCCGGCCACGGCGTTTCCTGCGTCGCTTTTTGCCGGGGGCGTGCCGGACGGAGTCGTTTTGCTGCGGCTGATGCAGCGTTCGTCCGGTGCATGGCGCATGATCTGGCGCGGGCGGGTGCTCTCCTGCGAGTATCAGGGCATTTTTGCCCGGTTACAGTGCGAGCCGTGGTTTACCTCCCTGAAGGCTCCGGGGCTGCGCCGGATGTTCACGCCGAGCTGCCCGCATGATTTTTGCGACTGGCATTGCGGACTGGATCCGACGGATTGGACCGTCACCGACCGGGTGGCCGCAGTGGACGGGACGTGGTTGCACCTGCCGCGGGCCGGGGAAATGGCGGAGGGCTCGCTTTGCGGAGGGGTGTTGCGGTTTGGCGGAGCGGCTCGGGAGGTCCTTGGGCATGCGGGCGCGGATTTGGAACTGATGCGTGCCCTCTCTGGATTGAAGGCCGGGGAGTACGTCAGCGTGCTGGCCGGGTGCGACAAGAGTACGACGACATGCGCCGCTCGCGGCAATCTGGCCAATCATGGGGGGTGGCCCAATATTCCCCATAAGGATCCGACCACGGGGGACCCTGTATTATGAGCGCTTGGTGGTGGATCGTGGCCTGGGTGGCCGTGGCCGTGTTGGGGTCGGTGTTGAATGGTGGGCAAAAGGCTGCCCAGGTCCGGCCGGAAACGGACATCGACGTTAGTACCGCTCCGGAAGGGCGTCATATTCCCGTGGTCTTCGGCACGCGGCTGATGACCGGGCCGAGCATCGTCTGGTGGGGAGATTTGCGTACCTCGGCCATTAAAAGCAGCGGGGGCAAAAAATGAATGTGCGGGTGCATGTTCGCCATATGCGGGCATTGGGATATTGCCTGAAAGGGTGCCGACGTTTTTACCGCGAGCATGGGCTGGACTGGGGCGCATGCTTGCGCGAGGGCACCAAGGCGGGCGAACTGGCCCGGCTGGGCGACGCCATGGCGGACCGCGCCGTGGCCTTGGCCGAGGCTGAGGCGGCTTCTGACGGGGACGGGGAGGGCGCGGCATGAGCGGCGGAGGCTCCAGCAAGAAAACCACGGTGGGGTATCGGTATTACTGGGGGGCGCAGGTGGTCATCGCCCATGCCGTGGACGCTGTGCTCGGGCTGCGCTTTGGCGAACAGTACGGCTGGACCGGAGAGCAGGACACTTCCGGCAGGATTCATGTTTCCGCTGCGAGTCTTTTTGGCGGGAAGGGCAGCCAGGGCGGAGTGTCCGGGGCTGTGGACGTCTGCATGGGCGAGGCGGATCAGCCCGTGAATGATTATCTGGCTTCGCGGATTTCCGGACCGGTTTCCGCTGCGCGGGGAGTGGCCTCTTTGGTGTTTCGGTCTTTTTATTGGGGCAACAATCCCTACATGCGCCAGATCGGGGTGCGGGTGCGGCGCATTTTGCGTTGTGGACGAGGACGGGGGCAATGGTATCCGGAACGGGCCGAGGTGGGGGCCGGGGACATGAACCCGGCGCATATTATCCGTGAGTGTCTGACCGATCCGGACTGGGGGCGGGGACTGCCCGAGAGCCTGCCGGACGAGACCGCTTTTCGTGCGGCTGCGGATACGCTTTTTGCCGAGGGATTCGGCCTTTCCGTGGTCTGGTCCTGCGCGTCCGGCATTGACGACTTCATCCAGAGCATTCTTGACTGCATTGATGCGGTGCTTTTTGAGGATCCGGAGAGCGGGGGCATTGGCCTGCGGCTTTTGCGCGACGATTATGACGCGGATGCATTGATCGAGTTGGGACCGGACGAGATTGTTCGTTGCGAAAAATTCGCCCGCCCGGCCTGGGGCGCTACCGTGACCGAGGTCAAGGTGGTCTGGCTGGACGAATTAAACCACGAACGGACGGTCTATGAGCGGGATCAGGCCGCTGCGGCCATGCAGGGAAACCAGGTTTCCGAGACATTGCGTTATCCCGGCATCAGTCGTGAAGAGCTTGCCCAGCATGTTTGCGGACGGGAGCTGCGCCAGCGTACCGGGAACCTGGCCCAGGTCACGTTGGTCTGCACGCGGGCTGCTGCGGGGCTGCGGCCCGGAGACGTATTTGCCTGGATTTGGCCGGAGTACGGCATCGTGCGCATGGCGTTGCGAGTGGTGCGCGTTGGGTATGGGGCGAACGCCGCCGGAGCCGTGCGGCTGGAATGCGTTGAGGACGTTTTTGGCGCGGGACAAACGCTTGTTTCCGCATCTGGGGGGTCGTGGTGGACCAGCCCGGTGAACGCGCCGCAGCCTGTGGCACATCAGCTCGTGCTGGAGGCGCCCTACCTGCACGTGGTGCAGGACCTGACCGGTGAAAACGAGGTCCTGCTTTCCGGATTCGGGATGGAATCCGGCGCATTGCTTGTGTTGGCGGTGCGTCCTGTGCCGGATGCGCTGGCTTTTCGGCTCTTGGTGGACGAAGGGGCCGGGTATGTGGATGTGATGCCGGGGGAGTGGAGCCCGGGCGCGGCCCTGGCCGTGGCCGCATCGCCCTGGGACGAGGAGCTGCATTTGGCGCATGGCGCGGACCTGGACGACGTGGCCCCGGGGCAGCTTGCCTTCCTGGGCGGGGGGCGCGAGGGG